TTGAGTGTTATTTCTTCTATTACTTTACAAGTTAGTGTTGCCATATTTTATCCTTACGGTGCCGGAGACTGAACGGGTATACGTGGCTCACCATCCGTATAGTCGTCCCTTCTACGTCTACCTATTTGTTCTCCACCAAACTTCTGTACTTCAGTTTGATACTTCTGTTCATATAATTGTAGCATATCCATTGGACCTTTTAAATATCCATATGCTTCTACCAGACAGGCATATAAAAGTCCATTTCCAAAATTAATGCTGAGGTAGGTTGTTGTATTTGCCGAACCCAGTCCTTCTGGCTTCGCGGCATAATGAATTTTGTATGTATAAGCTGAATCAGGTGTCGGCACGATGGTGATTTTCCCTGAAGTCGTTGCTCCTTTTCCAGTCGCTCCTCCGGACATCGCATAGTATTTTGGTGTCCCCGTAGTCGTTTCAGCTGCATCGTATTCCCTGAGATAGCTGATATCCTTCTTAACTAGCCAGCTATTGGCCCCCGTTGCAGCGGACGTTGACGTATAAACCTGAAGGCCCCTAACGAATAGAGTCCCTGCAGGAGTATAAATGTTGTCTTTTGAAGATGTCAGATTTCCAATCATCTCTTTTCGATTCGCGTCGATCGGAACTTCTCTAAAAATTCTGGTTTCAGCATTGTCAATAAACTGGTCTGTAATCGTACTGGATAGTACGGAAGTACCAACTTCTGTATAGTTCAGAATTGCTGTTGTAAGTGTTGAATAAGTAAATCCGTGGCTCATGCTGATAAGGTTACTGGTCCTATTGAAACCGGAAACCCTCCTCCTTTTATTGATCCTGATGTAGCCGTACTCGTATCCACGGTAAAATAAAACCAGTCGCTGGTAAAGTCCGTGTCCCGTGCACCGCTTACATACTTGCCTGTATTAATAGCATAGCCTGCAGCTTTTGCAATGTTGGATCCTGCAATACCGTCAAAGGTTGCCGGATTGGCATAATTTCCCGACACGGTCGGCGATCCACGGAACCTGTAAGTGCTTCCGTTGGTCAATCCATGTCCTGTCGCATTTACATTGATCACGCCCGATGCAGCCGCGTACGTGGTAAACGGATCATGGGGCAATAACTGTGCTACAGAACTTTCTGTTCTATCAGACCGTACATTTTGTAAACCGTGCGACTCTGCGCCCCGTCTACTAGCATCCAATTGGGGTTGTTTAGATTCGTATTCAGATTTATGGACCAGCATGCCATTCCATTCCTTAACCATTTCATTATAGGGAAATGCCATTCCTGAACGATCTGATATTGCTTTTGAATGTTTTCCTCTTGAAAATGTCATAATTAAATATTCGGATAATAATTCTTCGGGGTTATATAAGTGCTTGCAGCAGACCCGTCTTCTGATAAAGCACGTGCTAATTCGTCTTCGTAGTATAATTTTAATTCTTGGCTTCTTTGTGGAGCGTATTTCTGACTTAAATAAAATGCCAGTCCTGATGTCATGCTCGGTATGAATCTGTAAGGAATATCCGTTGCATCGGTATACGTTGCATCCGCATCCTGAATTCTTTTAACAAAATACATATGGACTTCTTTCGAAGCGCTGGAAGAATCGGGTGTTGGATAGATTGTTACCGTTGTCTTGTCGACTAGTCTTTGGACAAAATATCTGGAAGGAGTTCCTTTAGCTAATTTATTAGCTAGACTGGAATAAGTTGCTCGTGTTGTTTTTGTTAAAGCTGAATCCGCTTCGGAAGTCGTTCCTCTGTCGGATCTAAGGGTTGCTTCAAGGACATCCGCAATTCCATAAGTAGAAGTTCCACTGGTTCCACCTGCTGTGGTTGCAGAAGTTCCATCTCCTGATGCTCTATAAAAAATATACTCGGCCTGGCCTTCAACTAAATCAATATTGGTATCGCCTACTTCCCAGTAGTGCAGACCTCTATTGCCCCATTCCTGAAAAAGAATGTTTAAGGTTCTTCTTGCCGTTTTTAATTGATATCCTGAAACAGACTGTAGACCAATCCGCTCGTAAGCATCTTCTATAATTTCATCAACAGCAAATGTCTTGTCGAACGTTACTGTTCCAGAAGTAGTGTTAGCCATGCTCTACCTCCTAACTATAAACTTTAATCCACTCGCAATGTACACTGGCTGTGTCTCCAGAAGTAACTGCGGGAAGAGTTAGTATAACATCTCCATCAGCTCCAGAAGCTTCAGTATTTTTTATTCCACCAATAGAACTAAAGTCTAAAAACCCTCGTCCCTCTAATGTTAGAAATGCAACATTACTAGTGGCATTCCAGTACAATCTTACAGCATCTACTTTTGCTGTCACTGAAACATTATACCAAACTTTATTTAATCGAACTCTAGAACACGAATTACCTGTGTTGCCATGTGATTTATTAAGACCAGAAACATCTACAAGTGTTCTTGTAGCATCTCCAGTACTATCTGAAATATTAGTGTAAGTCGTTATTAGTTTTTTATCGCCGTCAAGTTGTGTGACAGCTGAAACTGCATCCGCCATTTTTTATCCTCCTTTTCAAGAGTGGAGTCATTACACTCCACTCCGAGTTTATTTATTATTGATCTGCAAATGCAGGTGCATCTGCACCTTCTGAGAAGCCCCAAATTAGCCAGTTAGTACTATCTTTAGCTAAAATATTAATCTCCATACCACCGAAGTCTGTAAGAGTTAATTTTGAGTTAGAGTTTCCATCAGAATAAATAGTTACATTATCAGCATTTGAATCTGTATGAACAACACCGCCAATGAAATAATTAGCATTAGCACCTGTATCAAAGATAAGGTTTTCTGCTTCTTCTGCAGCGCCACCATAAATAAATTTAAAGTGTGCACCAGCAACTGGTGATGGTAATGTGATCGTTCTATTTGCTGCGATCGCTGGAACTACAAGTAGTCTTCCACTATGTGTAGCATTAGTGAGAGTTTTATCTTCATCTCCCAATGTAACAGGTCCATCACCTAAAGTGATGACTTCAGTAACCGTTCCAGTAGATGCCGCTTTACTGACTGTTTTAAATGTATCTTCAGATCTTACTGGACCTGAAAAAGTTGATTTTGCCATAATTGTATCCTCCTAGTTTGTTGAATGTAGTCTCTAGGCCGTCGACTATACTCGTCTACATTCTTATTAATTTGTATAGTGATTAATCTATAACTCTTTTTAACAAAGAGTGCAAGGTATTCTGTAGTAAAAAGTTGATTTTTGATAGCGCTTAAGTGGCTATCGAAACTTCGGGCTTGGCTTCTTTTTGCTTAAAAAGACGAGTATCTTCTTCAAACTCCTTAGCAATAATGTCTTTGATAGTTTCCTGAATTTTTTTATCGATAGTACCCATATTTAAAGTATATCTACCCTCCTTCAGGTGCTCTTGTTGCCACTCTAGTTCCAAGGACCTTTTCATAGTGTATAGGTCTTGAGTCATTGTTAACCTCCTCATAGGTTATCCATTTTCTCCTAGATGAATCACTAAATCCATCTTTCTCCCAGTTTACGGTATTTTGTCCCAATTTGTCAAGGATTGATTTTTCTATGGATTGAGGGCTATCTTCCGCTGAAACCTTAAATTTAGCGTAGTATCCATAAGCTCGTATCTGTACTAAAAAATCTTTCATATCTCACCTTAGTGTTAAAATGAGGCCGTTTTAAGGCGGCCTCATTAATTAGTTATTACGCACCCTCAACGCCGAAGATACCTCTATAGTCGGATACTCCAAACGAGTATCTTTCTCTAGCTTTGTATCTAACGTTGCCAGTATCGAAATCGCCTTCCATCGCAGTTTTTAACGCTGCTCTTTGGAAAAGCTTCATTCCATTAGGCACATCAGTAATAATATACCAACTATCAGTATCAGTTAAGAAATTGTTCACTCTATATCCTTGAGGAACCATTCCCATAGACACGATAGCATTGATATCATTATCTGCTGTTCCAGTTCTGCCTTGAGATTTTGTCAATCTTTCAGCTGCAAACTGGTTTGCCGAAGGAACTACCATTTTCACAGCTTTTGCCGCTACTCTCAATCCACGTTCATCAGTCATTCCAGCAATGTCGATCAATGCTTGTTCTAATGAAGTTTCATTCAAGTCTGCTTGCGTAGTTAAAGTGTTTTTAACTGCTGTTCCACTAACCGTTGAGTGATTAGTAGAGAACAGAGAAACCGCGTCACCTGAATCGTAGTTATCCGTAGACGGAAGACCTTGAATCAAAGGTGAAACAGCTTTCACTTGTTTCGCATTAGACATAGAACGTGCTAAAGCTTTTGTATATCTGGAAGCTAGTCTATCGTAGAGATTATCTTCGATAGCTTCTTCTGTGATTGCAAATGCCAAAGCAATTGTGTCATGAGTATAACGAGCTGTGTAAGTTTCTTGCGCTTCATCAAATGATACGCCAGATCCTTCTGGTTTTACTTCTGCGTTAGCGAATCCTGATAACATAACTTCCTCTTCGAAAGCTCTGTCAGAAGACTCGGTGGTATAAATTTCAGTGTGCTGATTTTCATACCTTTTGTACTCCAGGCCAAATAGTGCATTTAAACCTGGTTCTAGTTCTTTAACTAGTTGTGTTCTTGATATTGCCATGTTTTTTTGCTCCTATTACGCGCTATCAATGATTTCATTTAAGTTCTGAATAACATTAACTGAGCAGTAAGCTGCTGTTAAGTCATCATTTTCAGGATCTTCAGCAGAACCCAAAAACTTCCATGTATCATCTGTTGCGTGTGTAGCTCCAATATTTAGTGTTGCGTTTGATTTTCCAGTTGCAGTCGATCCCGAAGTTGTATTGAAACCAAAAGTTTCAAATAACTCTTCGTGAGCTAATACAACAGTTGCTGCTACTGCAGCATCCGTTCCGCATCTGTAGATTTGGAAAGGATTATCATAAACGAACGCTTTGATATCTTCACTGTTAGCCGGAGTAATACTACCTGCAAAGTAGTTTGACCAAGTTGGCTTGTTTGTCGTAGCCGCGTTATAAAAAACACCTTGCAAAACACCTAACGTTACAGTTGTTGCTGAACCTTGAGCACCAGTTATAGATCCGGCTGAGCTGTAAACAGCTTCCCCGTTATATATTGCGGTACTATCAGCATTATCTATCCAGTATTGACCGTATCCTGCAGTTGCTGGGGATTGCCCAAGCACTCTTGAAGGAATAAGACCAAATCCTGCGCTATTTTTATTAGCCATAGTATTTTCTCCTTGTGTCCACCGAAGTGGACGGTTAATTTAAATCGATGATAGGGATTAACCCGAGAATAGTTAAAAAATTAACTTTTCTTTGTACCACCGAAGGTTACACGAGACTGCCTATCAACATTAATAGGCATGCTCTTATGCTGTTCCTTAAGTAAGTCGTGTTCTACGGCTTCGTCCTGACCTTTAGCTAAACCAGCGTAATAGTCAGTTCTTTGCTTCGCGAGCTCTTCAGGTATCCTAGCCAGCAATAGGCCTCCAACTCCAATGATCCCCTTGTATTTTCCATCAGTGACCACGGGATAATCAGCATCCTTATATGCGTCAGCTCTCACTAACTCATAACCGGATCTTAATCTTCCAGAGATATTCTTAGAGTCTTGAAACCCTAAACTCTCTGCCCGTATCCATCTGTGCCTGAATCCATCAGGTGCAGGGGGTGCATCTAGAGATGATGGGGGAGTCCACACTTTTGGTCTTTCAGTCTTTGACCGTGTTTGACTCGCACGAGAAGTTGTTATGTCGTCTTTTTTCATATGCTTGCCTCCTTCGTGAGTTTTAATTGTTTCGCATATTCTTCGAGTGGCACTCCTAATTTTTTAGCTATTGCTACCTGTGAAGAAGTGAGTCTCACAGTTTGGCGTCCCGGTTTTACGCTTCTTTGAGCGGAAGCGACCAACTGATTGGTCTTGGACGTCTGCTCTACATCACCACCTTTAACAAATTTCTGCGGAAAGTCAACTCTTATTCTTTTGTCAATTTCCGTATAATATGTCGGATCCTTAGGATCCATTCCTTCCTTTTCAACCAGATCTCTATGATGTTCAAAAGCAGTAAAAGTCATAGCTCTATCCTTGCCAAACCATTCATTTTTAGCCGCCCATGCCTCTGCTTGAGGATCGGGTTGTGGAAGTTCCTGTGGCGTTTGTCTTGGTAATTTTCCACCGTCAGAAAGCTGAACAGGTTGTTCCTGCTCTTTTCTTCCTTCTTTGGCTTGCTCCAGCTTGGCATTTTCAAATGCAAGTGTTGCAATCCGTTTATTAGCTTCGACCTGAGCTTCAGCGTTCCCTGATTCAATGGCAGCGGCCAGTTCTTTTTGTGCCGATTCCATTCCAGTTTTAACGTTCTTCTCAAACCTAGTCCAGTAATCAGTATCCATTTTCTTAAATGTAGACTGATCTTTGTTTCTTTGTAATTCCAAAGCCTGAGCGTATTCCGTTGCAGCGGCTTCTCGTCTTTCCGCCTCACGCATCTTACGTGTCAGCTTAGCGATTCGTGATTGAACCCCCTTGCTGTATTCCTCAAGTTTGGAATCGTCTTCTTTTACTGGTTCTTCTTTTACTTCTTCCTTGGGTACTTCTTTTACCGTTTCCTCTTTTACTGGTTCCTGTTCCGTGACTATTTCTTTTTCTACTTTTTCCTCGGGTAAAGTTACATCGACTTCTGGGCCGGATGTATCTAAATCCACCTTCGGATCTTCTTTCTTTATCTTATTTTCTTCTGGCATAGTTCCTCCTATGATTAAAATTTATGCAAGATATCTTCTGGATTCTTGACAGTTGCTAAAATTTCGTCTTCGTTTAGCAGTCGAATTTCCCCACCTTCAATTTGTATGCGTGATCCCGCATAACGCGCAAAGATCACCCAGTCACCGATCTTGCACCACGGACCATCCGGATATCTCTCCTTATCCTTATAACAAAGTGGTCCCATTGCAAGAACATTTCCGCATTGCGATGCGACTTGTTGCTTATCCAATGTATCTTGTCCAAGCAAAAGTCCCCCTTTAGTTTTCTCATCCATTCTGAATGGTAAAACCAAAAGTCTCCATCCCGTCGGTTTCGGGAGCTTTTCTGTTTCTTCTTTGTATTTTTCCGCTAAAGCTAGTTTAAGCTTTGGGTTTTCTGATGTCGACAACTGTTCCTTCATTTTGCTCCTTATTTTCAAGCAGGCTAGAGAGTTCCTGTTTCACTGATTCCAGCGCATTAATTTGACCTATTATATACTTGTACGTTTCCATATTGTCAACACCACCCGTGGTAACAGACAAAGAAAGCTGATTAAGTCTGTTTTGAAGATGTCTTTGTAATTTATAAATTACGCTTTCTAGATCCGCCATTATTTATCTTTCAGTTTTTTGTAGATTTATTGCAGAAGGGCCTTTTTCGCCATTTTCAACTTCAAATGTTAATTCATCCCCTTCATTTAGCGTTATGCTTGATGCTCGGGCTGCTGAAGAATGAACGAATACATCTTTTTCCTTGTCTTCTCTTTCAATGAAACCATAACCTTTAGTTCCATTAAACCATTTTACTTTTCCTTTTAATAGTTCACTTGCCATATTTTTCTGGGCGCCATCTTGGGTTTACCATTATTTCTTCAAAAACCCTTTCATATAGGTTAGATCACGAGGTATTTTTTTCATCATTTTTTTATATCCTTTATGAGATTCAGAAGCTCTATGTTCTCTTAATGTATCAGCTATAATTTTTCTTTCCTTTGGAGAACCCTTTTTACTTACTTTAGGTGCAACTCCAGTAATAGCTTTAACTCCACCTTTTGTCTCTGTTAAAGTTTTATATGCTTTATATCCTTTTCCTAATGTAAACCATCCCATTATTTTTTTCCTCCTTTACCATTTCTCCATATTTGTGTTCCCTTTATACCAAAAATACTTCCAACTACAAGTATCCAAAGGCTAGTAAACCATGTAGGAAGCGTCGAGAAATACTCAAAAAAGAGCTTTACCTTCTCCATTGCTGTCGGATCGTCACTTATAACTGCCCACATTAAAACGATAATGGGCGCCGAGAGGATGACAAGGACGAATTCGTCCTTCCAATCTGATTGTCGGGCTTCTAACAATTTGCCCTGGTAAGATTCCTCACCTCGGGCCATACGTTCTGCATGCAATAATTGTGCATCAGACATAGCTACTTTCGTTCTTTGTCTATTGGAATAAATCTTGGCTCCAGCTT